ATGCCAGTAGGTTTCTCAATGAACGTAAGGCTATCATTCAAGTACACATTCTGAGCAGCGTAACCTACATACGCCTCATTCTTAAAAGCTCTATTGAATGCACTATCCAGCTGGGCTGTGGCAACACTCTCAATATAAGACTGCTCCAGTACAAAACCATCACCCTTAAGATACTTGGTATCGTCTTTTAATCTATCAGATATCCCAAGAGACAAGAAGTACGGATTGATAATACTAACCTTATTAGACAGCATATACAGAGGTACTCTTCTTACTGCCTCTCCATTACCCCTAGCGATTGAAGTATGTATTGACAGCAGCTTGTTAATCTCGTTAGGGGCATAATGTTCATTCTCAGACTGGAACTCATCAAAGAGCATCTTGTCAACATCCGATAACAAATGGGAGAATTTCTTTAAGCTATCAGCATTGTTAAGAGTAACACAGTAACCACAGCTCTGACCATTTAAGAACAGCTCTACAAAGATACCATTACTCCTACGCTTCTCAGTCATTTCATCCTCGGGAAAAAATAACCTCTGAATATCCTTAAAGAATTTATCAGCACAATCCGAGAGCTCATAGTTCCACCTATAAACCAAGCAGAATTTCTTGTGCTTAGTCTTAAAGTCTTTAACAAAGTATCTATTGAACCATGTAGTTTTACCTATCGACCTATTACCAGTGGAAAGGTAAAGCTCGGGTGGCTGATTGTTTATGTCTTGCATAGACAGCAGCCTAGTACCATCATAAAATTCGCTCATCATTCTCCTCTAAAATCAAGTATTGACTTTTGCTTTTACATATTATATCATAAAAGATTGACTTGTGCAATAAACTATGTTACACTTTAATAAATAGGAGGTAAGGATGATGCAAGAAATTGTAACGATTATTACCAATTTAGGTTTCCCTATTGCGGTATGCATTATGATGATGATGTACATTCGTGAGATAACCAATAAGCACCAAGCTGAAACAAAAGAGTTCACAGAAGCACTCAATCATAACACAATAGTATTGCAGAAGCTTTGCGATAAGCTGGATATGGAAAGGAATGAATGATGGCTCTTAAAGGTATTGACATTTCTCATCATAATAAGTTTCAGTTCACAAGTGGACAGATTGATTTTAGCAAACATGACTTCGTTATCGTCAAGGGAACTGAGGGTGCTAAGTTTGTTGACCCAATGTTTGATGATTATATGGGTATCATTGACAGCTTAGTCAAGCCCTATGGAATTTATCACTATGCAAGACCCGAATACAACGATGCTATTAAAGAGGCTAAGCATTTCTGTGACACGATAAAGAAGGATGGTGAGAAAGCAATACTGGTGCTGGACTGGGAGCAGAAGGCTCTAATATATGATATACAGTGGGCTGTTGATTGGCTACAATACGTTGAAAAACAATATGGTAAAAAGCCCCTCATCTATTGCTCCAGCTGGTATACAAAGAACCTTAAGCCAGTCTATGAAAATGGCAACGCTCTATGGGTCGCTCACTATACCAAGAATAAGCCAAAGATAAGCACGTATCCATATTACACAATATGGCAATATACATCTGAACCCTATGATAAAGATATTTTTAATGGTAATCTTAGCCAGTGGCTTAAGTTTACATAAGTGCCCTATTAACTCAATAGAGCATGAGCATGATTTATATTTAGGTGAGGCATCGATGAGGATTTATACTGATAACAGTGGGTTTTATTATGTACCAACTAATAAAGCTGGATGCTGGGGTAACTACACTTATGTAGACCCCGATGGGCATTATCTACCCAGTGAACCTCATATCTTGCACAATGCGGAACTGATATCTGATATCTTATTCAGCTACGGATGGTCTTCAAAAGCCATCGCTGCTGTTCTTGGCAATATGATAGCAGAGTCAGTAATGAACCCAGCGCAAGGTGAGATTGGTAAGAAGTATCTTACTAGAGCTGGTTATGGTTTATGTCAGTGGACACCAGCAACCGACTATGTTAACTGGGCTAAAGCCTTTGACCATGACGTTTATCTAGGTGTATGGCAAGTTGACTACTTAGTTGAGACTGGTGAAGACAGATGGATTATAAATCCCGACTACCCCTACAACCTATCATGGGATGATTTTATACACTATGATAGTGAAGAGCACAGTGCTGAATGGTTAGCAATGGCATTCTTTAGGAATTATGAGAGAGGCAGTTATCTCCCTACATACCGACAAGATTGCGCATACTGGTACTATGAATACTTCATGTGTAGAACTCCACAGCCAGTACCACCCTACGACCCCACGCCTTATCGTAGGTATCAAGTACAAGGGATGCCCCTATGGATGATGCTTAGGAGAAAAGAAATAATTATTATTGAAGAGAGTTAAGAAAGGAGGGAAAACATGGTTAGAAGTAAAGATGAGATACTTGCTTCCATTAAATCACGCATAGGCGATGATACCAGCGATGAAGCTTTAGCACTTGTTGAAGATATCAATGATAGCTTTGACGACCTTACAACTAGAGTCAATGAAGCTGGTGATTGGAAGACTAAGTATGAAGAGAATGACAAGGCTTGGAGAGACAAATACAAAGAGCGCTTCTTTACTCCCAGTGAGGGCGACCCTCTGATGGATGAGTTAAGAAAAGAAGAGCCCGATAAGCCCAAGGTTCTTAGATATGAAGATTTATTCAAAACAGAGTAAATGTTTCACGTGAAACAATTTAATCATTGAAAGGAGATTATAGTTATGGCAAAGAGAATTGCTATCTCAACACTTAACGCAACTACTATTGATATCCTCAATACCATCAGAGCGAATGCCTCTTATGAGTATCAGAGTGCAGTACCCGAGATTACATCTGAGCATGATATCCCAGCTGTAGGTGAGGTACTCTATGGATATCCAGTGCTGGCTAACCAGTTCATCAATGCACTCATTAACAGAATTGCTCTCGTAAGAGTAAAGAGTGCTACATTCAACAATGCTTATGCGCAGCTTAAGAAAGGCTACCTCGAGTTTGGTGAGACTGTTGAAGAGGTATTTGTTAATATCGCTAAGGCTAGAGAGTTCTCAGCAGAGAAGGCAGAAGGTAGAGAGTTTAAGAGAACACTTCCCGATGTACGCTCAGCATTCCACACAATGAACTGGAAAGTACAGTACCCAGTAACAATACAAGATGAGGACTTAAGGATGGCATTCCTCTCAGCTGAGGGTGTACAGGACTTGATCGCTAAGATTGTTGACTCTGTATACACAGCAGCTGAATATGATGAGTACCTTCTCTTCAAGTACCTCATGATTAAGGCTATCACAAAAGGACAGATGTACCCTATCTCCATCGGTGATGGTACAGACCTTAAGGATGCAGCTGTTCAGTTTAGAGGTGCATCTAACAACCTTACATTCATCAAGACCCAGTATAATATCAGTGGCGTTCACACTAACACTGAGAAGTCAGCACAAGTTATCTTCATGGATAGCTTATTCAATGCTCAGTATGATGTAAACGTCCTTGCATCTGCATTCAACATGGATAAGGCAGACTTCATGGGAAGGCTTCATCTCATTGATGATTGGACTACCTTTGACAATGACCGCTTCTCAGAGATTACTGCTAACACAGATATGATTGAGCCAGTAACAGATGCTGAACTTGCAATCATGGCTAACGTAAAAGCTGTTCTTTGCGATGAAGAGTGGTTTCAGGTTTATGATAATCAGAATAAATTCACAGAGAAATATGTTGCCAGCGGTGAATACTGGAACTACTTCTACAATGTATGGAAGACAGTATCATCCTCACCATTCTCAAATGCGATTGTGTTCGTAACAAGCTCAGCTACTATCACAGCTCCAGCAACTCTCGCATTCAAGGTTGCAGCTATCAGTGGCGATGCTCACGCAGATGTTATCACTCTTGAAGCAGACGACTCCACAGCTAGTCTCGTAAATGCTGGCAGCGGTAAGTTTGTACAGACTGGTGATGATGTTGAGGCTGGTATCGCTGTTCATCCTTATGGTGCAATCATTATCCCAGTAGAGGAAACCCCTCTCACAACTACACCTACCTACTCATTCAAGGGTGAGACATATACTCTTACCAAGATTAACAGTGACTCTGCTACAGAAATGGGCGTTGCTGATATCGCAGTAGGTGATGTACTTACACTCACGAAGCAGGCTTAATCAAGCTATGTTTCATAGATTTTCTCCTCCCAACATGGGGCGTGGTTTAACCGCCACGCTCCTATTAAAAAGAAAGGTATAATGATATGGCGTACGTACAACCTAATAGTACATTTCAATTATTCAAAGGTATAAACCTTGATAATAGGTATCTCCATACTATATACTTTGCCAATGAAGCTGCGCAAGATACTTGGTTTAGTAGTAAGGTAACATCTGCTCTCACATTTAGCAATATGCTATATAGAAGATATACAAGCCAAGCTGTTAAGATTGATATTGATACCACCAGCTTACTCGGTGTTACTTACATGAGATTTAAGAATACAAGAACAGCTAATAAATGGTTCTATGCATTCGTGCTGGGAGTTGATTATATCAATGAGAACACATCCGTTGTGTATTATGAGATTGATGTAATGCAAACATGGTTCATACAAAATGGCAGCATAAGACCTTGCATGGTTAGAAGAGAGCATACTAATGCTGATACATTGTTTGCTAACCTTGAGGAAGAGCCAGTAGGTAGTGAGACCTATGAGTGCGAGGCTATTACTAATTGCAATAGTATTGATGAAGGTGCTACTGGTGTGTTTAGCAGCTACTCCGTTGTTATGAATACCACTGGTCAGCCTAACGCTGGTGCTAACTATATTGGTGGTATCTATGTCGGTACTAAATATGGTAGCCATATATGCGATGGAACTAATGATGCTGGTGATGTAGACAATATGATTGGTGCAATAGTAGGAGATTGGTCTGCTGGTATGCAAAATGAAGACATTGTAGATTTATTCTCTATGCCAACTCTTTTTGCTGTGAATACTGTAGCTACACCAGTAACAAAGACAGTAACTATGCCCTCTACGATAGGTGGCTATTCACCCAAGAATAAAAAGCTGTTCAACTATCCTTACAACTATTTACTTGGTACTACTCACAATGGCTCATCCAAGAATTATAAATGGGAACTATTCCCTAAAGCCTCTTATAGTAAGACCTTTAAACTCATGGGAACTCCTATAGGTGGCGGACAGATTATATGCTATCCTTACTCATACGCTGGTATAGCCAACAACTTCAACGAAGGCCTACAGATGAGTGACTTTCCAAAGAACAGCTATGCCTTTGATGCCTATGAGGCTTGGGTTGCAGCTGGTGGAAGTACTAAGCTCGAGAATGCCGAGGCTATCAAGAACCTCAGAAATGTCAGCCAAGCTGTTAAGACTACTGGTGAAATGATTGGTGGCGTTACTCAAATTGTAAGCGGTGGAGTTATAGCTGGTGCTGGCTTTGCGAGTGGAAACGCTTTAGCTGTGGCTGGTGGTGCTGGTACTCTTGCTAGGGGTGCTACAACAGTAATAAGTGCTCCACTTGATGCTAAGGCAGATATCACAGAGGCTAACAATAAGATTGCTTACCAGTGGAAGGATGCTAGATACGTTCCTAATGAAGTAGCTGGTAAATCAATGCCATCTGTAATGTGCGGTAGTAGGTCTCTCAATTTCTACTTCTATAATTGTCACGTTGCTCTTAGTGAGATTACAAGGATAGACGACTTCTTTAGCTGCTTCGGATATGCTGAGAATAAAGTTAAACAGCCGAACCTCACTGGCAGACAGTATTGGAACTTTGTACAGACCGAGGGTGCAATCATTGATGGTAATATGCCAGCATCCTCAAAAGAAGCTATCGGTAGGATTTTTGATGGCGGTATCACATTTTGGCATAATGGTGATAACATTGGAAACTATGCTCAGAGTACCAGCGGTGGTAGCATAAATAATCCAATAGTATCATAGAAAGGAGAAGGCAAATGTCAAGGCGTAAAAACAACTTTAGCGAGAGCGCTTTGCGCAACAATGGGTCTTATGGTTTTTACCTTGAGAAGCTTACTGAGCTTGCTATCTCAATGTTTGAATGGAAAAACCTTCCAAAAGAAATAGACCCACGTTTCCTAGAGCTGACATTGTTTACGGACGGACAAGCGGTATGGTTTAAGGATGAAGAGCTGGATAAATACCTCGCTTTGCAAGTCATTATCAATGGCAGACTGGATGTGTACCGAGTACCTATTGACAGAAGAGCCTTCGCTGTGAATGGGTATCAGAGAAACTTAAACATTGACAACAGCGTAATCATCTACAACAACTACCTCAGAACCAACAGCTACAAGATGTGTGTAATTTATGCCAAGAAGTTATACAATCTTGACCGTATCATTGACGTTAACGCTAACGCTCAGAAGACCCCAGTGCTCTTAAGGGTAGATGAGGCTCAGAGACTCACCGCTCTCAATGCATACAAGGAATGGGATGGAAACCAGCCAGTAATATATGGCGATAAAAGCCTAGACCCTAATATGCTCAGTGTTCTCAGAACCGATGCACCCTATATCAGTGACAAAATTTATCAGTTAAAGACTCAGTACTGGAATGAAGCCCTTACACACTTAGGCATTAGTAACCTTAACATTCAGAAAAAAGAGAGACTGGTATCAGATGAAGTAGTAAGGTCTCAAGGTGGCACTATCGCAAGTAGATATAGTCGCTTGCAAGCTAGGCGTGAGGCTGCCGATAAAATCAATGAAATGTTTGGACTCAATGTTGAAGTGGATTACAGAGAAGACTTCAGAGAGGCTGACGATGAGACAATGTTTACTGGTATGACTGGTGACAAGAATATGAAGGATATGGTAATTGACCTTAGAACTCAGTAAAGGAGGCTGGCATGAGTAAATATACAACAGAGTTAAGATTTATATGTGAACACGCTGCTGGTCTTGATGAGAGCGTAGGGTACGGAGATATTGATGAAGTACTTGAGAACTCTTACGATAAGATTTTTAAGGTTGATAAGATACCCATGTTTGAAGGTGAGACCAGTGAGCATAGGAAGGAGCTCTACAAGAAAATCTTAGGGCATTACTATACTAGGGAGATAGGCTACGAGACTGTAGGATTGTGGAAGCAGAAGCTCAATCAGAAGATGATGGAGATTATGCCTTACTATAACCAGCTTTATGAGTCTGAGCTTATCGAGTTTGACCCTATGAAAAATATTGATAGGACTCTTACTGATGCAGAAGTCAGACAGAGAAGTGCAAGCGGAACTAGCGACAACACCACTAACACAATACTTAGGCACGAATTGAAGACTACTAGGGGTAATGATACTAACAGTAATGTTATCAACAGTGCAGAGGACAGCTGGTCTTTATTCTCAGATACTCCCGAGGGTGGTATTAACGGAATAGAGAATGCTAGTAGTGGAAGTAGTGTAGGCAATAATGCTTATCTTACTAACGCTACTCATAACATTGTGAACCCTAGTGGACAGACTGTTACTAACACTCATGGTGATATCAGTCAGAAGTATAATCCTACTGGCGATAATGCTGATACTACTGCTAGTCATGGTATAGTTAGTGAGAGTGAAGGTAACGGACTACAAGGTGAGCATCATATCATTGGTAAGGATGGTACTGAGAGCTACTCAGAGTTGCTGGAGAAGTATAGGAAGACTATGCTAAACATTGACATGAAGGTTATAGACGAGTTGAAGGACTTGTTTATGAACTTGTGGTAATTGGCAAAATGTGATATAATTGACTTAAAAGAAAATAGAAAGGAGATAAAGTTTATGTCCTTAAAAGGTACGATAAGAGATAGCTGGGATGTGTGTCGTAGAAAGGTCAATGAAGCGTTGGGTACTGTTGAGAGACTTGATGCTGATGAAATTCACTATGATAAGACTACCAGTGGAATGAGTGCTACAAACGTTCAGAGTGCTATTGATGAAGTTGATGCTGGACTGGATGGTGCTATCATTGGGCTGGGAACTGTAAGTGGTAAAGTTGAGAGTATTGAAACCACCCTTGCGGGGTTGACAGGCTTCTATGCTGTTGCTGTTAGCCTTGCAATGGCAGTAGGTGATACACAGTATGTAAAACAAGATGTTGCTAATGGTGGTACACTTACAAGAACAGATATGTCAAGTGATGTACCTAGCAATGGCACTGTTCATAGAGTGTATTATAGGAAAGTAAAATTTCTGTAAAGAAAGGAGCTAACTATGACGGACTTTAAGCATTTTAAGTTTTGGTGTCAAAAGGTTCTCCCTCTTGTATATGACGATAGCCTTTCTTATTACGAAGTGCTGTGCAAAGTTGTTACATATATCAATAACTTGATTGATAGTGACAAGGCTATCCTAGATGAAATAGCTGGGATTAAGGTTGACATTAACGCCCTTAGAAATGACATGACAACTGTTCAGCAGTGGATTGATAACTTTAGCTACGACCCATTACTTGAAACAGTTAAAGAAATGGTTGATGAATATGTTGCAGCTGGTGTTTACTTCGGGTTAACAGACGATGGACGCTTTGTCGCCTACATCCCTAAAACATGGAGTAAGATACAATTTAAAACAACGGAGTATGATATCTTTATTCCAATTCAGCCCGAGTTTGGACACCTTGTATTAACATATTGAAAGGAGAACAGTTATGGCAAATAATGAAGTAATCCAGTATATCGGTGCTAGATACATCACCAAGATATACGAAAACTCACAAAACCCTAGTTCAGCTGAGTGGGAGAGTAATGTTAACTATGAGCCTCTTACTCTTGTAACAGAAAACAATAGCACTTATCTCAGTAGAAAAAGTGTACCTAAGTCAGTTGGTGCACCATCCGAAAATGGTACATATTGGGCATTAACTGGTGCTTACAATGGTCAGATTGCTGCGTTGCAACAGCAGATTGATACTATCGTTGATACTACTATTCCCACTAAAATTAGCGAAGAGGCTACCGCTAGAAGTGAAGCAGATGATACGCTCAATAATAAGATAGAATATGAAGCCACATTAAGAACAAGTGGCGATAGCACGCTCAACACCAAAATTGATAATGAAATAACCAACAGAACAAATGCTGACGCCACTTTGCAGAATAATATAACAGCTGAGGCTACTGCTAGAACAAGTGCTGATACCCTTTTGCAGTCAGAAATTGATGAGCTGATAGCTCCAAGTGGTGAAGCTCCTAGCGCAGCAGAAGTTGAAAATGCTAGAATTGGTGCTGATGGTGTAACCTACGCTTCACTTGGTACTGCAATAAGAACACAAGTTAGTAACTTAGCTGATATCGTCAACGAGTCTATACTTGTAAAGAACCTTGTTAATATATCCAGCTTTGACAGTGGTAAAAGATATGCTAATTTGGGTGGTAATATAGGCACTGTTTCGGCAGATAACAATTATGGCGTTATTGATAAAATTAGACTGCTTAAAGACCACACTTATTACACAATCTTTGGTGGAACTGGCAGCTTTGTACATATTGCAGGTGTAGATAATACCTACATTGGCAACGTATCAACCATTGTTGAGTCAACAGCAACTAGAGGCACTATCACTGTTCAGAAACTTAAACCAACAGTAGACTGCTACTTATGTGCAACGTGTAACAACAATTCACCTTACATCAATATGTTCAGTGTTACTGAGGAGATATGTCCTTATGGCTTTAATGCCTATAATCAGCCTATTGTTGTTATGCACAATGGCAAGCCTCTTACAGACTTCGTTGATACTGTTGACCTCACTGTTATGGACTTCTTTGGAAACTTTAAGGCAGCTTTTGCTTACATAAACAGTGGAACTAGAGAAGACTGGCACTGGATTAAGGTTAAGCTTGGAAGTGATACTTACGAAACAGATGAGCAGATTGAACTTGCAGACCATATTGAGATTGAGGGTGTATCGTCTGAAAATACCATTATTGATTATATACCTGACAATCCAAGCGCAGCAGATGTTGAGGCTTACTCCCTGTTTATGGTTAAGAAAAACGCTAAATTTAAAAACCTCACTATGCGATGCATTAACGGAAGATATGTTGTGCATTGTGAAAGCAACAATAATATTAAAGACTGGACTGTAAACATTGAAAGATGCAAATTCATTCATTACAACAATACTCTAGGCAGCTGGAACTCACAACACGCTTGGGGTGAAGGCGCTAGTAGTGGCTCATATCTTCACGCTGTTGACTGCGAATTTATAACTGAGGCTGAGAGCACTACTGAAACTGCTGCTGTTCTTATTCATAACAATACAAGCTTTGATAAGCCCATGCTTCACGTATTTGATAACTGCAAGTTTATAGGGGCATCAAACAATCGTGCTATAACTTTAATGGGTCTTGCTAGTGATACTGATGATAAATGTATCTTTAATAATTGCTATTTTAAAGGTAACATTTATGACTTATCACAGCAGACAATTAAAGCTGAAGTTTATGGCAGCAATCTTGTACCTACTAATGCCAGCAACTACTTCACTAATAATTCAGTGGCTGAGTATGAAGAGTACACAAAAGAAATGACAAACAATAGTGGTCTGACTATCTTAGCTGGAACTCTTGTTGCTTATAGCAGTAACAGAACAATCAAGGTTGCTGAGACTGGAGACTTGCTTGCAGGATTTGTAAATGAAGATGTTGCTAATAACGGAAAATGCAAGGTTGTTTGTAAAGGATACTACCGCAAACCTGATGGTTCACAGATGGGTCAGAAGTATACTGTAGACAACGGAAGCTTTGTATCTGATAATGACGGAGAGTATGGCGTTTCTAATGGCAACGGATTTGTGTTCTTTGAAGGTGCGTTTGTAAGTTAATTTAAGTCATAAGGGTGAGTAGGTTTTCTATTCACCCTTAATC